TTGAAGAACAAAAACTTATACCATTTTTTCAAAATTTGGTGGAGGTTAAATGAATTACATTGGATGAGGAAACTAAAAAAATTCTATTAAATGAAGGAGAGTACCAAGTTAATTTATTCGGCGAGCGGGTGCGAATTGATGAAAGAAGCAAACTCTATGAGAAATTCATTATTCCTCCTTTTAGCGTATTGGATTCTCGTCAAGGATATTGGCAAAACAGAAAGCGGTCTTGGATAAAAGGTTTAAGCATTAAAAGTGAATTAGGAAGAAGCAAAACAAAAGTACAAGGTTCTTTTTCTGGTGCTGTCCCCGGCTATTATGCGAAAAAAGCAGCGGTGGAACGAGAAATTGGAGAAAAGTTATCAAATCAAGATTTTGAAATGAATTTTCTTCCGATATTACTTGAAAATTCTGTTTTGGCTTATACTGATAAAGGAGGTCTATTAAGCATTTTTGACCCCGTATTATGTGAATTGGCTTATCGTTGGTTTTGTCCAGTGGGTGGGCAGGTAATAGATTGTTTTGCCGGAGGTTCAGTTAGAGGAATAGTTGCCCATTTTTTAGGTTACAAATACATTGGCATTGATTTAAACGAAGAGCAGATTGAAGAAAACAAAAAGCAAGGCGAGATAATATTAGGAAAAGAGAATATGCCTACTTGGATAACAGGAAATTCCTTAAATATAGATAAAATATGCGAAGGTAAGAAAGCGGATTTTATTTTTAGTTGCCCGCCATATTTTGATTTGGAACAATATACCGATAATCCTGAAGATTTAAGCAATCTGGAATGGGATGAATTCAATAAAGAATATAAAAAAATAATTAAGAAAAGTTGTGATTTGTTGAAGAATAACCGCTTTGCTTGTTTTGTGGTTAGCGAAATGAGAAATAGAGATACGGGAGAGTATCGCAATTTCGTAGGCAATACCGTTAAGTATTTCTTAGATGCAGGGCTGGTTTTATGGAATGAGTTGATACTATTGAATGTGGTTGGCTCTGTTGCTATGAGAGTAACCAACCAATTCAATAATACGAGGAAAATAGGAAGAATGCATCAAAATGTACTTGTCTTTTATAAAGGTCGCCAAGAAAATATTAAAAACATTAAATTTAAAAATAACAATGAAAGTTAAAATATCTGCTAAATCTTTATTACAAGAATTCCATTCATGCGATGATGAGTTTGTAAAAAATGTTTGCCACGGTGCATGTTGCGAAAGCCATTCTGGAGGCAGGAAAACGTTAATAACCATTAATCCAGATGAGGAAGAAATGATAAAAGATAAAGGTGGTATTGTTGTTGAAGGTTTATTGCAAGCTGGTGATAAATGTCCATTCAAAACATTGGATAATAGATGTGCTATTAACGAAACAAAGCCATTCGGTTGCAAAGCATCGCCATTTATTTTGACATCCAAAGATACATTGATAGTTCGCAATAGGTATCGGATGTTGCGATGTTTTAGGGTTAAAGAGGATAAAGTTCCCGCCTATAAAGCGTTTAGAGCAAGTTTGGATATGTTATTCGGCGAAGAGGAAGCCCAAAGAATAGTTACTCATATTGAAACTAACAAAACTGATATGGAAGCAAAAATGCCTAACGGAAATTACAAGAAATTAAAGGAAAATGACCAAATAAAGAAGGCCTATATTGGCAAAGCCAGTTAGGCCCTTGACTCCTGTTGGGGGTTATGCTATGATGCCAATATAAGTAAAGGTCGATAGCATAGTGTAAATAACCAAAAAGCAAAAATATGAACAAAAGAGAATTGGAAATCCTTATGAAGGGAATTTCAATGGGATTTGCATTAGCAAACGACATTGATGAAGAACCCGAAGTTAAACAACACAGGAGAACATACAGAGGTCGTCTTACTAAGGCAAAAAGAGGTGAAGCACAAAGGCTTGCTTGGCAAACAAGGAAAAGAAACGGCTCTTGGCCTTTCGGCCTTAAAAGAAATGAAAAAAAAGAAGTTTCCAAGCAATGGAAACAATACGGAGAAGGGGAAAAAGTTAAAGTTAGCGTTCTATAAAAAGGCCGAAGTTGAAAGTTTAAGTCAGGAAAGAACTATGGAAAAAGTATTATTGGATAAAGAATTATCCGAAGAAGCTAAGTTGGCAATTGTAAGGTTTTGGAGATGGCAAGAAGCCAAAAAGAATGCCGCAATATTAGGGGAGGAATACATGAGTGCATTCTTAAAAGTCCCCAAGGAGGATTTGGCGAAAGTAATAACCGAAACAATGGCATAAGGGGCACTCTTGAAGGGGGAGGAGGTGGCGGTGCCGCTTTCCTCCTCCGTCAAGAAAAAACTATGAATCAAAAAATAAACCAATGGAACAAGGAAGCAAAAAGAAAAAGGGAAATGATGTTTATGTATCAGGACGCAAGAGAATATTTAGTAAGCGGATTGCTGTTTCTGGCAGTAATGGGGATAACGGTCCTGCTGTGGATTCTATTGACGATTTAGAAGGTCAATCTTTTGCGGAAACAGCATATAAGGCGACCCGCAATGCTTGGGAATTAACAAGAGGTTGCGGTTAAAGGAAGTAAAAAAAATATGAAAAAAATTATTGAAACCCTCGACAAAGAGAAAAACATTAAGCGTGTTACTTGTGTGGATGAAAGATGGTACATCAAAGATTCAACCAACAAGGAAACTGGCTTGCCAGAATATCTTTATGTACCAAGTGTTACTTGGATTTCGAGTTACTATCCCAAAGGAATTGGTTTTTACAAATTCTTAGCTCAAAAAGGATGGGACGAAGCAGAGGCTATTAAACAAGCAGCTGGAGATAAAGGGTCTAAAGTTCACTATGCTATTGAGGATTTGATTGCTGGGAAAATAGTTACAATGGAATCAAAATACCTTAACCCTACCACCGAACAAGAAGAGGCACTGACTTTGGAAGAATACGAATGCCTGATATCCTTTGCAGGTTGGGTTAAAGAAAGGAATCCCAAATTCCTTAAAAGCGAATTCGTGGTTTTTGAAGAAGCATTCGGCTATGCTGGGACAGTGGATACTCTTTGCGAAATAGATGGGGAGTTATTCATTGTTGATTTCAAGACTTCCCAATCGGTTTGGCCCGACCACGAATTACAAATTTCAGCTTATAAGCAGGCTTTGGATTTAAAAGAATTGGGAATTGAGGGCAAAGAAGTGAATATGATGATTCTTCAACTTGGCTACCGCCGGAACAAAAAGCTTTGGAAGGAGAACATAATTGAGGATAAGTTCATATTATTTTTAGCTGCGAGGGAAATCTGGAAGAATGAATGCGGAACGGACAAACCTTCCCAAAAGGATTACCCTCTTTCGCTCCAAATAGTACCAAAGGCCGAAGAACCAAAAGCAAAGTTAAAGGTTAAAAAAGTGAAACCATGAAATTTTCCGAATACGAAAATGTTGAAAAGCAATATGGTATTGGTAGTGGCGATTGGTTAAATCTTAAAGTTGGCGAAAATAGAATTCGCATCATTAGCCAATTTGAAATTTTTGGGAACCATTACAATCCCACAACCAAAAAAGGAATGATTTGCATAGGCAAAGATAAAGGATGTATTGGTTGCAAAGCAGGCGTAAGACTTAATGTTCGGGCTTTAGGTTGGGTAATAGACCGTTCCGATGGCAAAATAAAACTATTCCGAATGCCTTATTCGGTATTCAAAGCAATCGGCGAATTGCAAAAAGCCGCCGAATATGAATTTGAAACTGTGCCTGATTACGATATTACCATTAAAAAACAAGGCGAAGGATTGGATACGGAATACAGCGTAATACCGGCTCGTTCCAACACCGAAATTACAGGTGAAGAGTTGGAGGAAATTAGCAAAGTGGTAAAACCCGTTATTGGAATTTTGGACAAAATGAAAGCCAAAGAACAGCCAATAGAAAAGGATGCAGAAATTACCGAGGAGGAATTACCTTCCGAAGAAAAACCGCCTCTTGAGATATATGATGAAGCAGAAGAGGATTAATATTTCTTCAAACCGAAGGGAGGTATCATAAGCCAACTAAGTAATAGTTCGGGCAATGTGAGCCAACGTCGGGCCAAGAAATAACTTAATAAAGCCAAATATTATGAAAACAAACGAAATATTCCTAATATCATCCTATAAGTATCCTATTGACAAAGAGTATGAATTAGGTTCAGCATTTAAACTTTTAATGGATGTAATAGTAGTAGCTAAACAGTATAATGATAATCAAGATGGGACATTTGATGTGATAATTAAAGCGAAGCCACAAGCCGTAATTATTAAGAAAACAAATGAGTAAAGAAAAAGCAGCGAGAAATAAAAGAATGTATTGGATTTGGGATGCCGGTGAAAGCTATCGTCAAATAGCCCGGCGTTTTAGATTAGATGTTAAGACAGTTTATGTCATCATTCAAAGAGAAAAACAAAAAGGAGGTGAAAAGAATGAAAGTTAGAAAATGCAACTATTGGGGCAAGTGCCCGCTTTACGACAAGAAAGGATTTGTCTGCAACCAAGAGCCTAGTAATTTTTGCGGAAAATATCGGGATTTTAGGAGGAAATAATCACCTCCTACCTTTTAAAAATTGAAAGGGATTCGCTCATCCGCAGTTCCAAATGTAGGAGCTTTTAACAGCGATGGATTTGGATACTGCGGTGAGTTTGTCCCAAAAGCCCCCAGAATTGCCGCCAGTTTGGACGGCTCAAAGCCAACGGACCTAGGTAAGTCCGATGTAATCCTAAAATCCTTGGGATAGGTAGGGGGCTAAAATAACAAAATAAGATGACCTACAAACAAATTGAGGAAGAATTTGATAAAGAATTTGTAATTCCAAAAGATTATTTTGATGAAAAAATAATGGGTAAATACAAACCAGATGTTTGGGGAAAATATAGGCAAAATCCAGATTTAATTAAGCAATTCTACCGCCAAAAAATCAAGGAGTGGGTTTTGGAGATAGTGGGGGAGGACGAAAAAATAGAAAACCATCACGAAAAATATTATTCAGAATGTCCAAGATGTTGTGAAATCAAGGCGACGAACCAAGCCAAGGTCGAGATTAGAAAAAGAATAAATAAAGAGTTTAGCTAAAATATGGGAAGTATAAATAGTCAAAAACATAATCCTTATATTCAAGGGAAATATGCTTACATTAACCCGAATGATGTGGTTTTCACACCCGATTGGTTAGCAAAGCAGATATGTGGGATGTTCCCAATAGGAGGGAAGGTTTTAGAATCGTGCAAAGGGGAGGGTGTGTTTTTGAAATACCTACCAGTAGGAACAGATTGGTGTGAAATTGTCGAGGGTAAAAACTATTATGACTATAACGATAAGGTTGATTGGATTGTTACTAACCCTCCTTATTCGGACTTTAACAGATTTTTGGAACATTCATTCCAACTTGCCGATAATATCGTTTTACTTACTCCGATAGCCAAGATTTTTAAGAGTATGGGAACACTTAAATCGGTGTTATCTTATGGTGGGTTTGTTTCAATCCATTTATTGCCAGCAAGTAAGGCAGGATTCCCATTTGGGTTTCCTTGTGCGGTTTACTACCTTAAAAGGGGTTATCAAGGAAATACCAAAATTGAATTGCTAAACCCTAACCTAAAATCTGCTGGATAGATGGGGGAAAGAGGCGGAGAGAATCCGCAATCAGATAAAAGGGCAAATTTCGGTAAGTTTTGCCCTAGATACCGACTGCAGGTCAAACCTTTAGTGTCGACGCATTAAAGAAACAACCCTGCCTTTCCCCACCTGTCCAGCCAGAATAAATAAAATGCGACCAATAGCTCAAAAGAATGGTAACGACAGAGTGATGACTCCGATTTGTTTGGCAGAACAAATAGTCAATCATTTTAATCCAACTGGAAAGATTTTAGAACCTTGTTGTGGTAGTGGAAATTTTTTGAAAGTAATGCCTGATGCCGATTGGTTTGAAATTGATAAGGGAAAAGACTTTATGACGGTAAGTGGACATTGGGATTGGATTATAACCAACCCACCTTATTCGAAGTATCGGGATTTTCTCAACAAATCATTTGAAGTTGCCGACAATGTGGTTTTTTTACAGCTTATCAATGCTATCTGGTATAAAGCACGGTTGAGAGATATGGTAAAAGCCAATTTCGGGATAAAGGAGATTTGGATATTTGCTACCCCAAAGGATTTCACGCAATTCGGATTCCAACTTGGTTGTGTTTATTTCCAAAGAAATTACAAAGGTGATATTAAATTTTCCAGCCAGAATAAATAAAGAGTTTGAAAAAGTATGAAAAAAGAAAAAACCCTAAAATGTATTTGGTGCAAAGGGATAATAATTCCAACATTTACCGATGTTTTGGCTAAATTTATTGAATGTGAACATTGCGGAAAAATAAATTACATTGATTGGGAACTTAAAATAAGAAAAGCAGAAAAACTATTATGAGTATTAAATCTATCTTTAAAAGTTCGGGGGAAGCCAAGAGGGCAGGATGGTTTTCCAGGCGGCACGAAACCAATAAAGAGCATTTAATGGCTCACGAGTTGAAAATAAAGAAAAAAAATAAAGGCAAAAACTTATGAAACAAACATTGTTAGTCTGTATTTTGTCAGCGATTCTTTTAGTTAGTGCGTTTAGCGTTAGTGCGTGTCTTATTAAGCCACATTATGACAGAGGAGCATGGAGTGCTTGTGTTCCTAATGCTAATTGCGGGACAACTCAAGGAACAAGAACCGCACCTTGTATTAAAGATAATACGTGGGGCATGAATACAGGCGGTTGCATTAATGAAAATCAGCTTGTTCAATCTTGCGAAGTTTCTTTAGTAAACTGCCCCATTGATGGTGGCTGGACGGAATGGAGTGATTGTAGCGTTACTTGCGGAGGTGGAAGCCAGACTAGAACTTGTACTAACCCTGAACCCCAATACGGCGGATTGGATTGTGTAGGCGATTCCCAAAGGGCTTGTAGCGAATGGCCTTGTGCTGGCCAATGTCCTGATTCTTGCGGATACCAAGGTGGAAGTGTTCCTGATGGTCAAGGCGGGGAACTTATCTGCGAACCAACTACTTCCTGTCCGATAGACGGAGGATGGAGTGTGTGGTCTGATTGCGATAAGACTTGTGGAAGTGGTATTCAAACAAGGGTTTGTAATAACCCTGAACCCCAGTATGGAGGATTAGAGTGCCAAGGGGATAATTCTCAATCTTGTAACACTTGGCCTTGCGAAGTGACCTGCCCGGCCACTTGCGGATTAGAACAATCCGAAGTGCCGAACGGATTAGGGGGAATTAAAATCTGCGAAGCAACTCAACTTTGCCCTGACGCCGTAGAATGCCCCACAGCGTGCGGATTGCCTCAAAGCGAAGTATCAGACGGCCACGGAGGTTTGAAGCTCTGTGAAGCCACCTTAGCGTGTCCTGTGCCGAGTCCTGAACCGACTGTTTCTCAATCTCATGGAATGTCTGGAGATTATGCTCCTGGTTATGGCCCAAACGCTGATGTCACAGGCTTGATGCAACAAGAAGTGGATTTATTGAAGAAAATTATTGAGGTGATGAAACAACTTTTGGCGAAGCACACGAATTACATTTGGCAAATTTCGACAGGAGTAGAGTAATTTTTAGTTGCATATTTTTTTGGATTCCGTTATAATGGAAATTAAGAAACCATGATAGATTATTCCGACTATCTAAAAATATTGGAAGTTTTAAAGAACAATTTTTTTGCTCAATTTAGTGATTTAGTGAATGAATTTCCACCAAGACATTTGGTTTTTTCTCCAAAGGATGCAATTGATGCTTTTAAAGAAATTAAAAAAGATTTGCAAAAAATAACTAAACCAAAAAATTATGGAGGAGGAAATAAAACAAAAAAATACTAGAAGAGAGCAGTTTCTTGACCCTGTTACCGGAAGATTTCGTCCCGGTAATCCGGGTGGTCCGGGAAAAAAACCTGGAACTATATCATTGGTTGAATTATTAAAAAAGAAACTTTTGGAAGTGGAACCCACCCAGAAAAGAACTTATGCCTCGCTTTTTATTGAGGAAGTTTTGGCAAAAGCTTTAAAGAAAAAAGATGTTGTGATGATGAGGGATATTTTGAATCGGGTGGATGGATTGCCGAAACAAACTATTGACTTAGCAGGGGAATTAAATCAAATTCAATCAATTGAACTTGAAGAGCAAACTCAAAAATTGGTTGAAGAATTCATTAAGTGGAGGAAAAAAACAAACAAATGATTATTGAAATAGAGCTTTTCATTATTATTTTATTGCTTTCGCTGATTTGTCTTTTCTTTCAATCTTTTCGTGAAGCATGGAATAATTTTATTACCAGCGAAGAGAAAGAACTTGAAGGGGGTTTTAAAAAAATTGTCAGGAATATGACTGATAAATCAAAGGTCTTGAAATGGGAGGAACCGAAAGATGAAACAAAGCAAGCTTCGGAAGAAGTTTTAAAGAAGATAATAAAATGAAAACATTAAAAACAAAGCAATTGAATGTAGTTGTTTCTTGGAATAATTTGAGAAATTTACCCCCAAGAGAATTTGCAACTATTGAAGAAATGGAAAGAATGATGGCAATATTAGAGACTCTAGAAGATAATATTCCAGAATTCGCCAAATTACTTAAAGGAGAAACAAAGGATTTGCAAACTAAAAGAGAAAAGTTTACTGATGAAGAATATGCCAAAAAAGTAAGTGATTTGAATAAAAGAATTTCTGACGTGGAAAGCAAAGAAGGAGAAAAGGTAATATCAGTAGAATTTGAAGACGCTGATTTTAACACTTTTTATCAATTCTTTGAAAAATCGGGCAAAAATTGGTTTGCCACAGTACAGGAATATTTAACTTACCGCCGGGATTTGAATGATACTAATCAGCAGCCCAAGCAAAAAGATGTTACTAAAGACAAGAAAAAGTAAAGATATTTTGAGTAATAAAGAGTTAGCTGAAATCCAACAGCCATTAGCCAAAGACGGTTATTCCAATGATAATTTTGACAAACTTTATGGCAATAAAACAAAAAACCCCTTTTGGAATTCGGAAAGAGATAGGAAAAAAAGAAAAAGAATCGTGGCATCGAGGGATGACCAAGCGGACAATTGTCCGAGGTGCGGGCAGGAGAAGCCCCAAGGGATGAAATATTGCTTTAAATGTTTAGACTAATAGAAAAAAACGGTATTATAACTAATATTAAAGAAGATAATTTAACTGCATTAGTTAAAGCAATTAATTTTGTGTTAGAGAAAAAAGGTGATAATGTTGAAGCTGGTCTTAAGTTAATAAAAAAAATTGAAGTAACAGGAAATGCTAAAAAAGTTGTTATGATAAATAATAATCGATGGGAATACTTCCGCGGTATTCCACTTGAATATAAATGATTAAAAATTTTTGCGATATTTGCGGTGCTGAAATAAAAGATAACGAACTTGTCGGTATTTTCAACAGAATAAAAAAGGTATTAAGTTTTAGTATTGGTGCAACCATGAATCCGCCGCAAAATATCCGTGAAGAGTTTTTCTTATGCGAAAAGTGCCAAATAAAAATGAGTGATTATTTAGAATCCATTAAACAGAAAAATGTTGATAAAAAATGAATGGGTATGGAATGAATCTTGTTATTTATGGGTTAAGGACAATAAGATTTGCAATGAAAAAGGAATTCCGTTAGAATTTGATAATCACCGCTTTCTGATAGACCTTTACGATGATTATTCGCAAGTGCAAGTGGCAAGAAAAGCATCGCAAGTGGGATTCAGCACGATGGCGATTATTAAATCATTTCATGCGGCACAATTCAGGAATTACAGTCAGATTTATACTTTACCTACGGGAGCGGATGTTTTAAACTTTGTTCCTCCAAAAGTAAACAGGCTTATTGAAAATAACCATTTATTCAAAATATTAGTTAGAGATAAAGATACCATTTACCAAAAGAAAGTAGGCAACTCTTTTATTTATTATCGGGGAACTTTTTCTCAAGAAACTGAAAGGAAAAAAATGGAAGGAGGAGTGGGAATAATAATTACAAGCGATATTAACCTTCATGATGAGTGCGACCGGAGCGACCAAGTGGTTCTTCAGCAATACGAAAGTCGTTTAGATGCCTCTTCTTTTAAAGGCAGATGGTATTTTTCCAACCCAACCAATCCCCATACTTTAAGCCAAAAACTTTATGAGCAATCAGACCAAAAGCATTGGTTCATTAAATGCCCGCATTGCAACTTATGGCAATTCTTGGACTTTTGGAAAAACATCAAAAAAGGAAATTATGTTTGTTCCAGGTGTGGGGGGTTACTGTCTGATGGGATTCGCAAGAATGGCCGATGGATTAGAAAGTACCGTGGCAGGGACATCTCTGGATATTGGATTAATCATCTCATTTGTCCTTGGAAAACAGCCAAAGAAATTGAAGAAGCCAGCTTAAAGGATAAAGGATACTTTTACAACTTTGTATTGGGTTTGCCTTATCGGGGAAGCGATGTAATAATAGACCAAGACATTATTTTAAAGAATATTGATACCAGCGAGAATTTCAAGGAACATAATGTAATGGGAATAGACCAAGGAATCAAGAAGCATTATGTTTTAATGAACCAACAGGGTGTATTCAAACTAGGAGTAACTGAAGATTGGAAAGATATTGAAAGATTATTAAATGAGTATGATGTTGAATGTTGCGTGATAGACGGAATGCCCGACATTACTGAACCAAGAAAGCTAAGGGATAAGTATTTAGGCAAAATATGGTTATCTTTTTTCAAAAAAGAAATAAGAAAAGCAAACTTCATAATTTGGGATAAGGAAACTCATAGTGTTTACAGCGATAGAACCAAGATAATCCAGCAAACAATAGACAGATTCCATGAAAGAAAAATAAGGTTTCAAATGGATATTAGAGATTTAAGTGATTACATTAAGCATTGGAGTGCACTTTACAAGGTTATAGAAAAAGACCAAATGGGAATTGAACGGGATATTTGGGAAAGCGACGGCGAAGACCATTTTGCTTTTGCCCAAATTTACGCTTTGCTTGCATTAATGAAAGGAATAGGCGATACTCAACTAATAAAGTGGAGCAAAGAAGAAAAACCTTACAGCGATATGAGTCCTGATATAAAAAAGCTTGCTGAAGAGAGCGGGAAAATGATTATTTGAGTTGCATTTAAAAATTTGCTATAATAAAAATAATAAAATTACTTTAGCGTTATTATTCGGAGGCAAAACGAATAATGGCCGAAAACTTTGAAGATGTAGTAACAAGTTATCGTAGAAACCTAGAATACAATGCGTCTGATGAAGACTTGCTTTCGGCTATTGAAAGAGCGATTAACGAATCAAGCGAACTGAAATTAAAAATAGACAGAATCGGAGAAAACAACCAACAGTATTGGCAAGTGGGAAAAAGAAAAGATGACATTATAATTCATCCCAAAAAAAGCAAAACAACCGTAAACAGAATTTTTACTGACATTGAAACTTCAATACCGATTATTACCAGTGAAACACCAGAGCCAACAGTTCTTGGTGATTTAACCAACGAACAAAAAATAAACATTCAGAAATCTTTGGAACTTGCTTACGATGTGAAATACAAAATGCAGTTAAAGCTCCAAAGTTTTATTAGAAGTTGGTATCTTTCAAGAATCGGAGTGATGAAATACCGCTGGGATAAAGAAAAAGGTTTTGTTACCGAAAATGTCGTTACCGCTAAAATAGGATTTGACAAGAGAGCAACCAGCATTGATAACTGCGAATATCTCTGGGAAGAAATGGAAGATAATGTTGAAAATCTTGTTAAGAAATTTCCCAAGAAAAAAGAAGAGATTTATCAAACTGTTGGCGATAAAAAGAATTCTAAATCAAAGATTAAATACACCGAGTTCTGGGGCGGGGGCAGCGAATGGGTTTGCTGGAAACTCAACAAAATAATCTTAGACAAGAAAAAGAATCCCAACTACGATTTTGAAAACGAAGAAAATAATCTCTTTGAATCGCCACAGTTTCCTTACCTCCTTTTAAATGTTTTTAACCTCGGAAAAGACACCAGCCTTTACGATAGTACTTCATTAATTGAAGAATGCATTCCGGTTCAAGATGGAGCGAACGGTTTGGAGCAGCAGATTTACGACTTAAACGAAGGAAGAAAAAGAGTGTGGGTAGCTGCTGGAACAGCCATCAGTGAAAAGAAAGCTCAATCATTAGTGAACGAAACAGGAGACCTCTGTGTTTACTTAGATAGGGCTGAAGCGGCCAAAGACGGATTATTTCAAGTGCAAGCAGGAGTTCCCGATGCCGGAATGTATAATAACTTAACCCACTTGCTTTCAGAAATAGATAACATCATGGGGATGCATTCAACTACCAGAGGCGAGCGAGCTCAACAAGAAACAGCAACGGGCCGCCAACTTTTGATAGGTTCTGATTACGGGCGATTGGATTTGATTGTTAGGAATGTTGAGGAATGCATTGAGGATTGGTTCAATGCTTTGCTCCAAATGATTAGGATTTATTCTACCGAGGGATTGACTGTAAATGATGGCGAAAACACTTATACTTTAAATGCTGACGATATTCCAACAGGAACTCAAATAATGGTAACCAAAGGTTCCACTTTACCAACCGATGAAAAAACAAAAAGAGATAATGCCATTGCTTTGGCCCAAATGAATATGATTGACCCAGCAACGCTTTTCGAAGAAATGGGCTATCCGAATGTGGAAGAAAGAGTCCAAAACCTCTACCAATGGCTACAATCAACAGGCAAGATTGTCCCGCAACAGCCTCAAATGCCTCAAGGAGGCACGGCAGGCCAGGAAGGGGCAGTTCCAGCCCCACAGGGGCAAACAGCACCTCCACAAGGTGGTTCACCGGAGCAAGCCAAGCAACAACAATTACAAAGAGTCCAACAAATAATTCAATCGCCGCAATTCCAACAGCTTCCGCCTGCTGAACAAAAACAATACATTCAACAGGCAAGGCAGGTCGTGCAAGCGATTAAAGGAGGCTAACAAAACAATGGTAGCAACAAGTCAAACACAACAGAAGTTCATGGGGATGGTTCATGCTTTTCAAACAGGAGAGATGAAAGGAGCATCATCAGCCGTTAGGAAGGCGGCAAGTTCGATGTCAATGAAATCAGCCAAGGATTTTGCTTCCACTAAAAGGAAAGGGCTTCCCCAGCATGCGGTAATGACCGCTATTAGAAATAAAGTCAAAAAGAAAATTAAGAAATAATTAACCAGCGTCTCTTAAACAGAGCAACGCTTTAAATATTATGCCAGAAAAAGATGAGGTGGATGAAGTCATTGAAGGTGACCAATCAGACACCGAAGCTAAGGAAGAATCCGAAGAAGAGAAACCTTCTTTGGAAAAGGCGTATCAAATCGCCAAAGCCACCCAAAAGGGTTACACCGTGCAACAGCAAGAAATTGCCCAGATTAAAGGAATTTTGCAAACTATTGCTGATACGATGAATACCCAATCAGGGGCTAAAAGTGGCGAAGATGAGTATGTAACCGTTGGCAAGTTGAAAGAAGTTCTTGGTGAAATAAGATACCAAGAAGAAAATGTCAAACAGCAAGCTAATGATTATGTGCAAGCATCAATAGATTCTTTAAAAGCAGAAGGAGTCATTACTTCCAAAGAGGAAGAAGATTCGCTTTTAAACTTTGCTTTAAGGCACAAAGAGCCTGATTTGAAAAAGGCTTACGATTTCTGGAAAGAAACCGCTGAAGCCAAAAGCGAAGGCAAGAAAGAAGCTTTAAAGAAACAAGTACGCCAAGAGGAAGGCTCTAAAGTCGGCACTTCTTCCAAAGCCGAAGCAGGTAAAAAGCAAGAAGGAGTAAGTTACAAGGAGATTAAACGAATGGATTGGTGGAATCCTTAAACTGAAATTTTCTTTTGAACCTGGGAAACGAGGAAAAGGAGGCAGGTCAACAATTAAATAAAGGAGGCTTAAAAAAATGGCCGATTTTACAGTTAATCCAGGCAGTGTTTCCACTTCCACTATTGAAAAACTTGTCGCGAAGACGGTGGACACAATCCTCAACTACTCACCCGCAACTCTATTCTTCTTGGGCAACCAGAAGACTTGGACAGGCAACCTGATGAGGTTTCCTATCAAGTATCAACAGAATACCCAAGGAATAGCGTTTGACGGCCTTCAGAAATTCTCAACGACAAAAGTGGAGAACTTCGCCTATATGAGCTTCTCTCCGACTGGCCGGGAGATGCCGACAGTTATTAGCCAGATGGAAGTTGATGTTAATGCTTCAAACCGGGTGATTGACCTTATTGCAAGACAGATGGCTTCTGATGCCCAAGACCAAGCCGATACAATCGCAGGCAAGTTCTATACCATTCAAACTGGGATAGAATTCTTGTCTTTGATTGATGCGGTGGACGATGGTACTTACGGTGCCGCTACATATGGCGGATTAAACAGAACAACTTATTCCCTTAAAGGAAATGTTACGACTAGCATCGGAAACTTGACTCTTACCAATATGAGAACGGCGTACAACAACGCCACTCATGGAGCAGATAGCCCAAACATTATCTTCACGACAAAGGCTTGCTGGGCTTATTACGAGAAGCTTCTGACTCCCACTTTACAGAATCAGATTTCCAGCACTGCGATTGCTGGTTATCCAAGTTTTGTAGGTGCGACAATGAATGGACTTCCGAATATTCTTGCTCCAGGTTCTGATTTAAAGGCAAGTCAAGGTTTCAAAGCAATCTATTTTACTGGTGTACCAGTGATTGCCGATGAGAAATGCCCAGCAGGGTATATGTTTGGTTTGAACACAAGGTCACTTGCTTTCTACGGTTTGAAGTCAACTGCTGAAGGATACAAGACAGTTACCTTTATGCAGGATGAATCGATGGACAGCGTTTACAACATTCCGACTACGACAGGTTTTGCTTGGTCAGGATTTAATGTTCCAATTGACCAATACGGCAAGGTTGGACACATAATTCTGATGGGTAACTTGATTTGTATGAATCCGAGGTTGAACTTCTTAATGACAGGTATCACGGGTTCTTAATGGTTATGCGTTTTTGCTGGCTTTAGCGTCCAAGCGGTTAAAAAAACCAGCTTAACTTCCTTCCTGCACTTGACGAGAAGCGTTTGCGCTTAGGAGGAAATGGCACAAGCTATTCAGGAGTGACCAAGGGAGGATATAAAACAATGTTAGCTAGAGAATATATGCCTGCCGTGAGATACGGCGCAAAATGGCTTCCAAGCGATGTTTTGGGAAGCGGTTTTGCAGGATGGCCTCAAGGCAATATCTACTATGTCGTAAAGACTACTGATGCTTGGTACAATGATTTTGTCGGGAATTACGGATTCTATTATCCCGATGGTACTTACAGCGTCAAAACAACGATTCAAGCAGGTGTTGATGCAACAACTGCTAATCGTGGAGATATTGTCTTTGTTGGGCCTGGAAAGTGGACAGAAGAAGTTAAAGTAATTAGCAAGCCTGGAATCCGAATTATTGGAACTGGTTATGGTACTGGTATGCAGGAACCTGGCGGTTCAAGGATTCGGGTCAGCGATGCGGCAACCCACTATCCTTTCACGACCAAACTCGGGACAGCTTGCCAAGGTGCTGGTTTTCACATTCTTTCAAGGAATGTGGAAATTACAGGTTTTTACATTGACGGTTCAGGTGGTTATTGCGGTATCTATTTGGGTGGTGGTATGAACGGCGGTATCACAGGATACACTACAGAAACTACATCAGGCTCTTGGATTCATGGTAACTATATCAGAGGTGGCGGTGATGGTTATGTAGGACTTTATATGAATGGCTCAAAGTTCGGTGTTCTGGTAGAAGACAATGTTTTTGAACGCTGGGCGTATGCTGGTATTGAAATGGATGCAGGGAATGCTTCTTGTGAGTCCGATATAATACGCCGTAACACGTTTTTAGCGGCTAATGCGGCTTACGGGATAAGGATTTATGGTGAAGGCAATTCGTGTTTGCATTGTAATGTTCACCAGAACATCTTTACTGATGGTGCATCATTAGCATTCACACAAGCAATATCAAATTCTTCTGGCAGTACGGGTGTATTGTCTTGTACTGGAAATTGGTTTGCTTGTGCTAATATGCTTGACCTTTTGGTTACTGATATTCATTCGGGTAATTTTAGAGGTACAAAGAATACTACTGAAGTATACGTTGATGAAGATTAAAGGTCTTAAAAACTAAAACAAAAACAAACAAATGACAAGATTAACTACAGCTCTTGCTCCGACTGACATTTTTACTGTTACGTCGGACAAGAGGTTCGATTTAGGAGGCTTAGGAGTTACGCCTGATGGCAGGAGATTTCGCTACGTTCGTTGCAACGCTTCGACAGCAACGGTAGCAGGTAAACTTTATCAAAGCACGGCCCAAACAACCGCTTGGCAAAACCTATCTATCGCGGCAGCTACCGCAGGAACATATTCCATTACCACAACCTCAACGATTACAGCGACTAAAGACCAGTTAATTGGCGGGTATGTAGCGATTACTGTTACTCCAGGACAAGGTTATCTTTACCGAATTGCTGGGAATACTGCGGCAAGTGCGGCGGTCTGTACAATTACATTGGAAGACCCGATTCAGGTAGCTTTGACAACCTCTTCAAAGATTGATGTAATAATGGACCCTTACAACTTGATTGAAATTTGGGATTATACCAATCACGATGGTACGCCTGTCGGAGTAGCTGTTTCGGTGATTACTGCTGGCTATTATGGATGGGTTCAAGTTGGAGGTTCTTGCTGTGTCTTAGGTGATTCCAATACGGTTGTTGTTGGACAGAATGTATCTGCGTCAACTGCAGTGGACGGTGCCGTAGGCATCAATGGAGCATACACAACCGCTCCGATTGGTACTGCTATAACTGGCATTGCATCTACTGAATATGGAATGGTTTATTTGAATATGAACTAACCTGATTTTACGAACTGGAAGGCTTGTGGACTTCCAGTGGTAAGGTCGAGTTTTAAGGAGGCAAAAAAACAATGGATAAAACAGATTTCACAAAAAGCAATTATGAGGTTGTCAACTTTTACAATGTTGGCGACACAGAATTCAGGGGAATGTGGGGCGGGGAGGAATATGTAATAGCCCCGAAAGAACGGAAGCAAATGGTCAAGTTCATGGCCGAGCATTTTGCCGGACAATTAGCCACTAAGATTTTGATGAAAGACGGCAAGGACTGGGGTAATGATTCCCCGGCAAGGCAGGAATTGATAGCAAAGATTCTTGGAATAGTGGTGGAAATTCCTATTCCAACTCCAGTAATATACGCATCTACCGCCGAAGTAAAAATTGAGTCACAAACTGAACCAGAATTTATTGATATTCCTGTTGAAACACCGAAAGAAGAGATTATTCAAGAACCACCGCTTCAAGAAACGCAGGAAATACCCAAAGCTAAGGTTTATACTTGCGGTGTCTGCTCAAAGTCGTTTTCACACCCATTGGCTTTGGCGGGTCACAAGCGTTCGCACAAAACTTAATTAAGACTTTTCTTAGGGGGGGGAGTTTACAAATTGCCTCCGATAAATTCCCTCTCCTAAAGAAAGAAAAAACAAATGGTAACAATGAGCGATTTTGGATTGCAAAGTCCAACGTATATAAATTTAAGTGCTTCAGCTTTAGTTAAATCAGGAATAGGGCGATTAAGAGGTATTTTTGTGGCTTCGGCTTCATCAAATCCGACAATAAAATTATGGGATAATACTTCTGCCGCTACAACTATTCTTGTGAATACATTTACCCCAACAGCTGTGGTATATTATGATTTTGGCGATGTATTATTCGGAACAGGACTTTACATAACTATTAGCGGAACAGTAGATTGCACAATATTTTATTTTTAATTGCTTAAATGAACGCCGAAGAATTAAGAATTTATGTCAATCAACTTGAAAGAAAGAGAGATTTATTGACTTTGGAACTATCCGACCTATCGGAAAGAGTGGAACATTCCAAAAAGATGTTATTGGAAAACGAAGTAATGGAAAAAAGGCAAAAAAAGCAATGTGATGAGATGCTTCCTTATCGACAAATGATGCAAAAAGAGATTGATTTAAAGAAAAAAGAGTTTATGGAAGTTAATAATAGTCTTGCTGATAAGAAAGTTGAGTTTGATAACCTTATTAAAGCGAACAGAAAGACAGAAACAGACTTTTTGGATGCAAACAAGCAACGAATTGAAGATTTAAAGAAAAAAGAACAGCGAATAGAACTGGAAAAACAAGAGATTTTAAAGTTAGCGGACAATTTAGACAAAGAAAAGCAAAATTATGAACAAAAATGCCGGAACTTATCACAAGAAATTGATTCTTGGGAGGAAAAGAACAAAGAATTTGACAAAATGCTCCAAGATTTGTTCAACCAAGGGGTTAAAGCGGGCCAAAAGACGGCAGAATTGGCCCAAAGAGAGGCAGAAATTGCCAAAAAAGAGGCCAAAACGAGCGAAGAACAGGCCAAAGTCGCTGGAATTTATGACCGAATCGGATTGGAACAAAGTGTGATTGAGCAAGAAAAGAAGGCACTTTTAATAGAAAAAGGGCTTTTAAATGAGCAACAAAAGGCAATAGATGCCGATAGACAACATTTATTCAGCCAACAAGAGGCTTACAAATTAGCAATAAAGGAGGTAAAAAGACGATGGCCGATGCTAAACGAGACCTAAATTACGAAGCAGTTGAACTGGCGGTAACTGACAATGCTTCTTTGACTCCGCAACCTTTGTTGTGCGAGTCGCTTTTAGATTATTTAGAGATAGACTTGGTTTTAATACCATCTCATACTTCAACCTCTGTTACCGCCAAGGAAGATGAGAACTTTGAGTTTGTTCAACTTGCTTACGATGCATCAGCAGACGAAGCCAAGCCTTTAAAGGTTGATGCTTCAAATGGGAGATTATTATTAGATTTAACTTATATTTAAATGAGCAATGAAAATGCCAAGCGAGATTTAAATTATAGACCTACGCTTTTAGCCATTACGGATGATGCCAATCAAGAAATCAGGCGGCTTTTAGTTGACCCAACTACTGGAAGATTGAAATGCACGGCGATTATTACCGCAGGTGCTGGGATTCAATCCCTTAATGGACTAACTGCTGCAACGCAGTTATTTGCGACAGGTTCTACGGGAACAGATTTCAATATTTCTTCGGTAACGGCAACTCATACTTTCAATATTCCTACTGCTTCTGCAACAGCAAGAGGTCTGCTTTCAACGACAGATTGGGGAACTTTTAACGCTAAAGTCGGTTCTGTTGCAACCGCTAACGGAATATCGGGAACAGTTACTTTAGGAGTTTTGACGCTTACTTTAGGTGCGATAACCCCTAGCACAGTTAATGGTTTGACTTTGACTGCTTTAGCAACAGGATTCAGTATTGCTGGTGGCACAACATCAAAGACTTTAACGGTTTCTTTAGATGCAAATGTTTCAGGCACAAATACTGGCGATGTGACTTTAGCTACCGACCACGGATTAAATTTAACTAATCAAGTATTGGCAATGGGTACTCCCTCAACTTGCACCGCCGCTACTACCAATGCAGTTAGTACCACTACCCATACTCATGCCATTACAGGTTTTCTAACTTCTGTTACTGCCCATAATGTTCTTTCTACTACTCACGGCGATACTACGGCAGATTCAGTCGTTAAAGGTGATGTAATTACGGGTCAAGGAACTCCTGCGAAGTGGACAAGATTGGCTTTCCCTGGAACTCCTACGGGTAAGGTTTTGCAAGCTTCTGCGACTGATGTGGTATGGTCAACTAATCCTTTGACTATTGGAACAAGTGCTAGTGTGTCGGGAAGTAATACTGGCGACCAAGATTTGTCGGGATATGCTTTAATTGGACAAACAATGTACATTGGCACAACCTCCCATGCGATTAACAGAGCGTCAGCGGCAGAAGGTTTAACTGGAATCACAGGATTGACTCCTAACGCTGACTTTACTTTGACCCAGAATTCAGTAGCGGCTATTACCAGCGTTGAATCAGGGGCAATCGTGAATACTTTATATCTGAAAGAAGGCAACGTCGGCATCGGGACAACGGCACCGGGGGCAAAGTTGGATGTTGCCTTTACGCAAACAGTAGCTGGAGGTGGTATGGGTATAAGAAGCACCATTATTCAAGGCACAAATGCTTTGACCGGGACTTTAAGAGCAGGATATTTTATTGCCACTAACGGAAACTTCGTTTCATCTGGTGTGATTAGAGGTATTGAAGTTAAGGCAAGAGCGGCACTTTCAGACCTTACAGGAGGTAATGTAGGGATGCTTGAAGGTGTTTTCATTGATGCTGATGCTAAAAACAAGACTGTAACCATATTAAGGGGTGCAGAGATTATTATGGATGGCCAATCTGGAGCATCTATTACTACCGCAGTAGGAGTTAGGATTTCAAACAATTTCCAAGCCAATATTGCAACCACTTCTTACGGGTTACAGATTTACCGAGATTCATTTGATTATACGGCTGATATTCAGCTTTCATCGGGGGGTTTGATTGGTGGTTTAAACGGAACATTAAATGTAAAGTCTACTGGCGAAACGTTTATTGATAATTTAATTACTAAATTCCCAATAATTGATGCTAGGTATTACGGTGCGGTTGGAGATGGAACAACAGACGATACGACCGCAATCAGCAATATGCTTCAAGCTTATTTGGTTGCTAATGCCGTTTTTGACGGGGCAGGAAAAACTTATAAGCTTACTTCAACAATTAGTAAAACATTGTTTAGCAACGTAAAATGGGAAATTAGAAACTTCACTTTTACTTCGGCAACTGTTAGTGAGCCAGGAAGCGAGAAAGGAGTGATTAACTTGACTGGGGATGAAACTATTGCGGCGGGGGTTTGGTCTGGAACTAATACTCTTATCATAAAGGATGTTTCTTTTATTGATTCAAGAGTGTCTTTGGGTAATTTGGATGGAATAACAATAAATAATTTCAATCAAGTTTTTTTGTTGAGGATTAAAGCCATTGGTTATAGTGGTACAGGGGTTCTTATTGAATCAAGCAAAAATGTTTTGGTAGAACAATGTTTTATGACTGATAATATGTATGCAGGATTAAGGGTTGGTTCATTGGATGGTATGAATGTTATCGGAGGCGATTATTCTTCAAATGGGATAAGTGCTCCTACTTACGGATATGGTATTGCATCTTCGGCGGGCGATGGAGTTAATATAACTCAACACGTCTTGATTACTGGGGTTATATCCAATAACAATTTGCGGAGCGGTATCAATTTCCACGCTGGGAAAGATGTCAAAATTATTGGGAATACCATTATAGGATATGGTTATAATGGAATTTATGCTGTTGCGGAAAGTGGAGGAAATACCATTAAAGATGTTGTGATTGCAGATAACTTTATTGACGGAAGTTCAAATTCTTTGACGGGTAGTTGCATACAAGTTGGGTCTTCGGGGTTATTAGCACCTGCGGGTGGTAATTTTATCATTGAAAACAACAATATTATAAGCGGTACGATTGCTGGAGGCAATGGAAGTAGTGCCGTTTTTGTTAATTTTCCCGACACGGGTTCACAGGGTAATTCTATCAACATAAACAATAATCATATTTTTGGCAGTTCATCCGATGCTCCGATTATTGATTTTCATTCTTACGGCTATGGAAATAATTTTGTTGAAGTCAAGATTTTGAATAATATTATTCATTCTGTGGCTACAACGTACGCTATTCGTGCTGTCAATATTGCCCCGTATGTGTCAATTGAGAATAACCAAATAATTGTTGATTCTGGTACTGTTACGATGGGTATTGCTCTTTATAATGACCCAACGGTTTGCAATAACATAGATAACAACCAATTCTTCGGTTCAGCTACTTATACTGGACTGATAACGACACTTACTGTAGCAGGAAGTTCTGCAAGGAATAATAGATACCTTGGTTCAATTATTCAGGATGTTGGAGCAATAGGGTGGCAGGATATTCTTTATAGTCCTACGGTTGCTAGCGGAGGAACTTTCGGATTAAGAACTCAAGTAACTCAAGATACCAATGCTTTGACAGGCACATTAAGAGCTGGCTATTTTGTGGCTACAAATGGAAATCTTACTTCAACTAACGGAATTATTAGGGGCGTAGAAGCAAAGGCAAGGGCGGCTAATTCGGCTTTAGTTGGTGGTACAGTGGGGGAATTGAACGCATTGTATGGTTCAGCGGATGCGAAAAATAAAACAGTAACTACAATGAGGGTTGGTTATTTGTCAATGGATGGCCAGACAGGTGCGACAATAACAACTGCGGTTGGTTTAAGGATTGCTAATAATTTCCAAGCTAATATAGCCACAACTTCTTACGGATTGCAGTTTTATGTTGACTCATTCCAAAACACTGCAGACATCCAACTGTCATCTGGTGGTTTGATTGGCGGTTCGTCTGGACATTTGACGATAGCCAACACGGGTGTTGTAACTACAACAATAGGTATAGTTCCCGATGCCAATGATGGGGCATATCTTGGCACAACCGCATTGAGTTTCTCTGACTTATTTCTTGCTTTAGGCGGGGTGATTAACTGGAACAATGGTGATGTGCGTTTAATTCATTCGGCTGGTGAGCTTGATATTAACACGGCAACAACCAAAATAATTACAGGAAGTAATGCACGTTTTGTGGTAACAGGTCCTTCGGCTGGTATTCTTCAAATAGCTTCAACTGATGATAGTGCTGGCGACCAGACGTTTCAGCTAAGAGGCTATGAATTTACATTTTTAAAGTATCTTGGTGGAAGGGCAATGTATATTTCATCAGTAGGCGTAGTAACGATTGATAATCTTGCTGGTACTGGTTCCCGTGCAGTTCTGGCTGATGCCAACGGAGTATTGAGTGCACCTGTCAGCGACGCACGGCTAAAAACCAACATTACTCCGATAGATGGAAGCATTGCGATGCAAATGCTGAAAGACCCGAACATTTATGGAATTAATTACCAATGGGCTGATTCCAAAAAGGGAACAGATATAGAGCTTGGTTTTACGGCCCAACAATTTGAATTTTATTCAAACTTAATTCCTGGATTAACTTTTGAAGACAACGGAATCAAAGGTCTGAATTACGATAAACTCACAGTTCTTTTGTGGGAACAGAATAAAATACTTTTGAAAAGGATTGAAGAATTGGAGGTTAAATTAAAATAACATGCCTGAACAATATACTGGTTTATTCTCTGCTTTGGCAACAACTATTTCAACAATAACAGTAGCAAATTCAAATACTGAAACCCGATTAGTTGGGGCTAATCTTCCCATTGAATTTTTGGCACCTGGAACAACATTCCGTATTCTGGCTTTCGGCACTCTTAGCACGAAAATCATTCCTGTTGGTGTGGTAACTTGGCGGTTAAGGATTGGGTCAACAACACTTACTGGAAATATTGTAACTTCAATTGTTCCTGCAACTGGATTCAATCTTGTAAACCAGTCTTGGGATGCGGAGTTTCTTGTAACTATTAGAACTAACGGTGGTTCGGGAACGGTAATTGGAAACGGTTCGGTAATAGGAAACATCGGTTCGGTCAATGGCTTTCTTTACACAGGTTCGGCAACTTCAACTCCAGTAGCGGTTAATACTACTATTCAGAATGTTCTGGAGCTAACTTTTCAATTTGCTACTGCCAATGCCGCTAATATTTTAAACTGCTACAACGCATCAATTCATAGAGTAAAATTATAAAATAAATTTATGAAAACATACGACCAAGCTTTAACTGACTTTGCAACTTTAACCAGTGATGCATCTTTTGGGCCAACTATGCTTTTTAATATGGCGGTAAAGTATGTGATGAATTTAGCTGATTGGAATTTCAACAAGATTTCAACAACAATCACCACTGTAGCCAGCAAACAAGAGTATATTCTCCCTTACAACACCGAAAGGATTAATTTTGTTAATGTTTACGCAAACGCAATTTATTACACACCCAGAGAAATAAAGGATGGCAAGGTATGGCGGCAAATTAACTATGTTACAACCAACTATTCCGACGTTCCTCTTTATTGGTTTTTTCGGAATTCCAATAGCACGATTCAGATTTATCCTATTCCAGCAAATTCAGGAAATACAATTACGGTTGGTTACACCAAGAAACTGCGGGATTTTGCTTATGTTGGTACTTATGATACCGGCAAGATGACAACTACAGCCAATTCAAATGTTATTGTTGGTTCTGGTGGTGCTGCTTGGGATAATTCAATGCTAGGAATGTCAATTTTGATTGAAGATGCGGTAAAATCAATCGGGATATACAATGAAATTATTGAAGTAACTAATGCTACTCACTTAAAGGTCAGATTCAATATTCCAGAAATTATTACTACTTCGGATTACGCAATTACCGAGATGGTTCCTTTCCTTGAAGGGTTTGAGGATATAATGCTTTGGTTTGCAATGGATAAATACTACCAAATAAAAGAAATCCCAGCGATGGCTAAACAGTACGAGCAGATGTGGAGGGAAGCCTTGGAACAAATGAAGGCAAGAGACCAAAGGTCTGTGGACGGTGTTCTTAAAAAGGAAACTCCAGTTCCATTGATTGACCCAAACCGAGACCCGTGGTCACTTACTATTTATCCATTACCTTAAATTTATGCTCAAAGAATTACGCAAAACCAAATTTTATGGAGGAACATCAGATGATATTCATCTTCCGACCGAAACGACTTTTGAAGGAGGAAGAAGAATAAACATTTTTGACAATCCTGGAACTATCGGTGCTTCTTTGGCACTTATGATTGAAACAGAAGCAACCGCTGTTGTTACTGATAATGTCTTTTGGGGATTTGAAGCAAGTGATGGAAATATGTATTTCTTTGGCGATACTGGGAAGATTTACAAAAGAACAGAAGCTACATCTGTTTGGACTAATGTTTATACTGATGCTAATGGCACAATCATTGGAGCCGATGAATACAATGGCTATCTTTATTGGGCAACAGCCACTAAATTAAGCAGAAAACCATTTCCGGGATTATCAAACTGGTCAGATGTTTCGCATGACTGGCAGACTTTGACTACTGCAGTTTGGCACCCGATGATTGTTCAAAGTATTTATCTTCTTATTGGAAACAAAAACACATTAGCTACGGTTGATGATACAGGAACTTTTACCGCAAGTGGAACGGCAGATGTAACTTTAGGTGCTTTGCCATCAGGATACGAAATAAATACATTACTGAAATTTGGGGATGATGTTTTGGCGGGAGGAGGGTTTTCATTAACTCAATTAGTTTATGGCTCAACTTGGCCTGGTTTTTATGAAAAAGGCTTTCTTGCAAGATGGGATATGGCTTCATCGGCTTGGAACTCTATTGATGAAGTAGCTGATAACGGAGTTACTGCAATGATTACATTTGAGAATGTTGCCATTGTTTTTGCAGGGTATCTTGGCAATATTTATGCTTACGATGGGTCAAATATTTCCCGGATAAAGAATATTATTGCTGATTACCAGCAAAGACCTGATGAGTCAGAATCGTATTTTGTGATTCCTGGAGGAGTGGCTCATTACAAGAATAGAGTAATTTTCACGGGAGTTAGCGACAATGTTTATTCTTTAGGCAGAATAAAAGAGGGTTATCCTTTGGCTTTATGCCCTGAATTCCAAATTGAGGACCCACAAAATATTTCAGAATTATGTGCTTTAGTTTCCACAGGAGATTCATTTTTTGTAACCCACGATGTTTCTTATGGGGATGTCCCAATCTATATTACTGGCAGCGAATTGTGCGCATTTGGCAGGATTTATTTGACTGTTATTGGAAATCCCGAAGCTAACAAGACATTTTTGGAATCTGCTATTGGATATCATGTGAGTTATCCAGGAAACCAAGGAACTGCTGCTATTTCTCTTGTGGCTTTAGAATCCATTGATGACCCTAGTTCTTCTTTTGTTATTATTGGCGACGAAATTTACAATGAAATTGACTATCGGAAATATACGAGACAATATAAATTTGAATCAAGGATAACGCAATTTTGGATTACTATATACCCTGGAACGTATAACGGCGACCTTGTTAATTTGTTTGTTGATTCTTTCTATGTCAAATGGAACGAGCAAGAAAAATTATGAAACCCAAAGAATTCAAAAAAACAGAAAAAGTTGAAGTTTGGAAACCAAGGAATATCACTGAAGAAGAAAGTCTTATTGTTATTCCTAAGATTGAAAGCCAAAAGTCTTTTATTGGCAAAGAGAACAGAAAAGAATTATTGGTGGGTCAAGGGATTTATTCAATCAGAATGTTTTACAAATCTGGGATTTCCATTGGCGATACTATCTTTGATGCCGCTCCTTGGCGAGTATCAATAGCTGGAGCACAATCAGGAGCGATTATGCCTTTGCCAGTTAATGGTGCAACACCAAACGTGAACTTTGCCAACATTTTTTCAACTTCAACAAGCAATACAGGAGCGTTAGACATTACAGATTTTCTTAATGGTAAAGGAGGCCAAATAATCCACATTTTAGGAGCGAACAATACTAACAAAACCACAATAAAAGATGCAGGGAATTTGCATTTAGCTGGAGATTGGGTCGAGAACACTGATAAGACTTTAACTTTAATTTATAACGGGAGTGCTTGGATAGAGCTATCCCGAACTTAAAATAAGGAGGCGAATAAACTATGGCAGTTGATTTAAATGCAATACAAGCGCAAATAGATAAAATAAAGGCTCAAACAGCCGCTTTAGTGCCACAAGTGGCAGCAGTAACAGGAAAACCCGCTGTTACTACTACACCTGTTGTTACAACCACCCCTATAGGCACAAAAACGGCCACCACGCCTTCAATAACCCCAATAACGGGTGCTGGGGCGGTTTCGGGTGTTTCTGCCCCCACAGGGCCAAGAACGGCTACTCTTAAAGGAGTAGTTTTTAAGGAAGACCCAACTACAGGAAACTGGTATACCGTTGACCCTAAAGTTCTGTCCGACCCATCTTTTGGGGCTTTGGCATTAGGCCCGATTGCAGGAACGAAAGGATACATGCCTGCGGGAATTAACACAGCTTTAATTCAGCAATTAGAATCGGCAAGTGCTGGAACTGTAACAGCTCCAGTAATTCCGCCCATTGTAACTACTCCCGCTACGGTTTCTCCTGCCGCAACAACCCAGCAACAAATAGCTACTGTCCAATCGCAAATAACCGACCTTCAAAAACAATCAGAAGCTTTGGTAAAGTATGGTTTAAGCGATACCAACCAATTAACCAAAGACGCTTCAGGAAATTATGTTCCGAAGCAAACCACAACTGCTCCGCCAGTTACTCAAACTCCCCAAGCTCAAGTTACTGCCATTCAAACCCAATTAACTGACCTTCAAGCCCAACAAAAGGCATTATCAGATTATGGATTAACCGACACTAATCAATTAACTAAAGACGCTTATGGAAACTACGTCCCAAAAACTTATGCCGGAACCACAACGGGAATAGGAACCACAACAGAATTAGGAACAACAGCAGGAACAACCACTGATGTTTCTGCTACCTTAAAAGCAATTCAAGATATGCTCGGTGTTTCCGGCACAACTGATTACCAATCGCAAATAGCTGATTTATTAACCAAAATGCAAACTCAAGAAACCGAATATATTTCTGCTTTAAAAGCTCAACCAACTGCGGAAGAAACTTATGCTAAATACAGAGAGCTTTTAGGTTTGCCAGCCCAAGAAGCGGAATATACAACAGCTAAAAAAGGAGTTTTGCAAACCCAACAATTAATCTCTGATACGGAAAACCTAATCAACAAACTTGAAAGCGATATAAACACTAGAATTGGTGGAATGACTGGCGTTGCGGTAACAGAAGCCCAAAGGAGAAGATTGCAAGCAGTGGAACAAAAACCATTGGCAGAACAACTTGCTCAATACACTCAACAACTTGGCAAGCAAACAACCGCTGCCGGACTTGAACAAGAAGATGTAACTACTCTTCAAAGTCAACTTCAAACAATGCTTGGATTAGCTGGACAAACACAAGAACAACAGTTAGCAGCGGCCAAAGAGCCATTGTCTTTTACCGAAAGTTTGCTTCCAGCAATTGAATCTTTGGCTCAATACCAAAGTCCTCAACAGAAATTAGCTCAAACGATTGCCAGTGAACAAATACAAAAATTATTAGGTTTGGGAGGTTATGCGACTACTCCTACAACTACAACCACAAAACCGCAGATACTTGGAAGCTCGGAAATGGGATATTATTCTTACAACCCAGATACAGGTGAAACAACTCCTATTTTAACAGGTACTGGAGGTGGAGCTGTTGGAGCAGGTGTTAGTGCAGGAGTTGCCGGAGTAGATGCTGGTTTAGAGGGAGTTTCAACAGCCACTGCAAAATCAATTCAAAGCGACATTAATTCTGCACAAGCTCAATACAAACTTAATCCATCAGGATTTAGGGAAAAATTCATTGAAAGCCAAGTAAAAAAATATGGAGAATCGGCAAGAAATTATATTACTAACCAAGTTTATGGTTTAATGCCTGATATTACTGCTGCGGGCAAACCAGCAACTCAAGCCCAAGAAACTGTTGCCGAGTATGCTACCAGAATAGAACAAGCCGAACAAACATTTTCTTCCTTGGAAAAAACAATTCAAAAAGAGAATCCATTAACTTTCTGGGCAGAAATGAAATCACCAACTTCTTATTTGCAATCACAAACGGTTCAATCTTACAAACAAGCAGCATCTAACTTTATTAACGCTAAATTAAGAAGAGAATCTGGAGCTGTTATTGCAGAATCAGAATTTACAGAAGCAAGGTCGCAATATTTACCAGCTCCTGGAGATACTGATGAAACCTTGAAAATGAAAAAAGCTAATAGAAAAGTTGTATTTGAAAGTCTTAAAAAGGCCGCAGGTCCCGCTTATTCTTCAGTTAGTGAATTATTAGGAGAAACTACGGGAGGCAGTTCTTATAAAGGTTATAATTTACCTTATTAACATGCTTACAAGAGAACAAATCATCGCAAACATAGATGCGATGGAAAAACAAGGTGCAAGTAGAGGTGAGATTCAAAGTTGGCTGGATAGTTTGAAAACTCAACCTAAGGCAATTGCCAAAATTACACCTGAAAGTATGAAAGCTACAGGTGGTTTTAAAGGCATAGCAACTAAAATAGCTGATTTTCTTGGGCCTGAAAAATTAGCCAGAGGTATTGGATATGGGCTTGAATCAACTTTTGACCCAGAATTCAAGAAGCAAATTAGCTATCTTGAACAACAAAAAGCTCTTACTCCAGAAGAGATTCAAACAGTTAAAACTGGAGGCGTTACGCCAAAACAAATGGCTGGTTCGGTATTGCAAACTGGATTAACGGCTGCAACCCCAGCAATAAGAGGATTAGGTTCGGCCATAAAATTGGGGTCTGCAATAGGTTTAGCTGATGAGTTGCAACAGGATGACCAATTTCAGACTGGAAGAGCTTTACAAAAAATGGTTGTAGGAAGTATTTTGACTACTGGAACTTTGGGAGTTGGAAAAGTGTTGGGAAAAGCAATTCAGTTTGCCAAAGGAGCACCAGAGAAATTATACGGTCAGATTTACAAAGCAACCGCCGATGATGTCCAGAAAAACTTTACAACAGAAGCAATGAAAGAATTACAGGCCAAACAGCCTGAAGTTTTTAGTGATTATGTCAAAAAAGGGATTATAAGAATATCAGGCAATATTCCTATTGTTAATCCGACTCTTGCTAAAGAAGCTTTGGATAGAGGGTTAAAGGGAAATTTGGAAGCTCAAGCTCAAATGGTGATGGGAAAACAATGGGAACTTGAATCGCAAATTAGGAATCTTGTTCAAAAAGAGGGAGTCAATGTAACTGTTCCAAATAAGAAAGGATACATTGGTTTGCTTAAGAATTTAGATGATGAATTCACTCGTCAAGGACACGGGTTTTATGCCGATAAAACATTGGAGGCCAAACAATTAGTTTCAAGTTTTGAAAAGATAAAAGGAAATAAAATTCCTGCTGAGCTTGCTTTAAGAACAAGAAGGTTTTTGGATAATATGAGGAATACTAGTTCTTTCAGATTGAACACAAAATTATCTCCCAAGCAGGAAGCGTACAAGATGGCCGCAGATTCATTGAGAAAATCATTGGCAGACCAAGTTCCAAACATAAAATCTTTAATGAATGAATATCGATTTAACATTGATGCTTTTGATTCTTTGGTTAAAGAAGCTGTTAAAAGGAATAATTTAAGGTTATTGGGTCTTACCGATATTTTGGTTGGTGGGGGTGGAATTGCTTCTGGATTTCCAGGCACGGGTCTTGGTGCAATGTTCGCAATTAGGGGATTTCAAGCACCTACTGTTTTAACTAATGTTGCCCAAGGATTACAAAAAGGAATTACTGGATTGCAAGCAGGAATACAAAAAACTGGCCTTGGCCAGTTAGGAGCAATAACAAAAGAATTGCAATATCCGATTCTTTCAGAAATTGAAAAACGGCTATACGGCGAATAGTTTAAAGTTTATCTTCTAATCGGAAGTAAAGCCAACCAAAGAAAAAGATGATGCATAAAATAAATTCTAACATAAGTTTATTTACAATTCTTTACCCAATTTGTTCATATCCTCTATCATAGCATACTATTAAAATATTGTCAAGCCTTCAAGCCGAATATGGCAACTTTACAAGATTTAGAAAATCAAATAAGGCAACTTTCTGGCTCTATATTAGGAGCAGTTCAAAGCAGAGTGCAACAGCCCGTTCAATCAGCAATGAAACAATTGGCTTCTTTGGTTGGTAGAACTGGCCAAAAAATAGTGGATATTGGCAAGACTCCAATGCCTGGTTGGGAAACAAAAGACCCCAAACAAGCGGCGATGGAATTGGCTATGGGGTTTGGGCCGGGCGTGATGGGAACTATTAGCGGGAAAGCTGTTCCTATTTACAAAGAAACAGAGCCACTTACTACCAAGATTCTTAAAAAACTTGAAGGCAAAACCACAGTTTCCAAACAATTTATTCAAGATTTAACTAATGCTCCTGAACTTAAACAACAAGAACGGAATATAGTTAGGAATGTTTTGGAATCCCAAAAAAGCGATATTATTCCAGTGGCGGATTTTGCTACTAAAGTAAAGCATGAACTTCTACCCTTAAACCGAAAAACAGTTGGTTCAGAGATAAATGCTTTGGGAGAAAGATTTACACCAAGATATGAATATATTTCTTTGCCAGATGAATTGCGTGGTAATGTTGCCAACTATTCAGAACATATTTATGAATCTCCAATTAAAACATCTGCAGGGCAGACGCATTTTGGTGAAGTATCTAAAAACTACTTCGGCCACACTCGGATAGAGGATATGGCAAGCAAGACTGCCCCAAGTTATCGTGGAGGAGGAATGTATGATGCTACAGAAATATATAAAACAGGGGAGAAAATAATACCTCAAAGTAATATAAGGCGTGTCATCGAAGTCCAAAGCGATTTGTATCAAAAAGGGAATTTGGAGAGAGAGATGCCAAAACAGGTTGATTTGGGGGAGGGTGAAAAATTATGGAAATTAGATAGATTTGGCAATACTCAAATTCCAAAAGTTGGTGGAAAAGCGGAACAAAGAATGGCAGATATTAACAAGCTCCAACAATACAACGACCCCACCGCACACTTCCGAATGGTCAGAGAAGAAGTAAAACAAGCGGCAATAGATGGTAAAACTAAACTTCAATTCCCCACAGGAGAAACAGCAATGAAGGTTGAGGGATTAACAAGAGAAGCACAACAATGGATGTTAAATGCAGATACAATATTAAAACCAGAACATTTAAAAGTTGGGGAAGAAATTGCGCAAGGCGGAGTTAATCAATGGATTATCACCGACATCCTTGGCAATGGTAAGTTTAAGGCTGTGCCGAAAGAAGGATTGGTTGTATTTCCTTCAAAAATAACTAAATCTTTTATTGACAAAATTCCAAGTAATTTCAAAGAAACCTTTGACATCTCCGGCAAAGTAGATACTAATAATCCTATCTACAAATTCTATGAGAAAGACCTTGGCCGTTACCTGCGTTCAAAGTATAACGCTACAACCATAACCGACTCCCAAGGAGTAACTTGGAATGAAGTTCAAATCAAACCAGAATATAAAGGCCCAATAGAAGCTTTTGGAGGAGGGATAGCAACACTTCCTATTCTTCAACAAATTCAAGCAAGAGTTGACAAGAAAAAGAAACAATAACATGGCAAGAATAACCAACGCTGCCATTATTATCGGCGGTCATCTTTACGAAGGAAAAGACCATATTGAAGCAATGAATAAAGCTAAGAACTTTGGTGAACGAATGGATTTAGTTGATAGAGACCGGGATGGTTTGTTTAGAGTTTCTGATGGGCGAATAATTAACCGATTGCAAGCCCTAAATGAATTTAAAATCAGCCATTCCAGCCAGATTCCTTCTCAAAATGAAAATCTTAAAGAAAAAACAGTTCTGTTTTATGACCTTGGTTTAATGGTTGAACTTGCTATCAGAATGGCTAAAGATTTCAAGGAAGTAAAATACTTCTGTCCTTTTAATCAAGGAGGATTCCCCAAGACAGATTTTGCTCTTATTGGTGAAGGAATGGGTATTACCCGTGTTCAAGATTTTTGGAATCAAGTTGATTCTGCTGATTTGATTGTAGTTCCTGACACTTATTGTTCTGATATTGTGACATTTCTTCGTTCAAAAGGAAAACGAGTTTTTGGAGCTGGCGAGAGCGAAAGATTGGAACTCAAACGAATGGAAATGAGAAAGATTCAAAAGGTTATTGGACTTCCCACACAGCGTACAGAGAAAATTATCGGAATTGATAATTTGATTTCTTACCTTAAAACGCACCGTAAAAAGTGGGTTAAGATTGATGCCTACCGAGGTTCAATGGAAACTTTTTTTCACGATACTTATGATGAAACAGAAGCTCAATTCTTAGGGGAACTTATGGTAAACACTGGAGCGAAAGGACAAACAATGCAGTTTGTCTTAGAAGATGATTTACCAGGTTGCGAGCCGGGATATGATGGTTGGGTTTGTGATGGTGTTTATCCCGATTTAGCGATGTGGGGGTTTGAATGCAAAGGTATTGGTTATTTAGGAAAAATAGAGAGAAATGATAATCTTCCTTCATCACTAAAAGAAGTGAACGACAAACTTGCTCGTGTTTTCAAAAAGCTAGAAGCAAGAACATTTTTCTCATCGGAAATTAAAGTCGGGCCAAATAAGAAAGGGTATTTGATTGACCCGTGCGTCCGTGCACCTATGCCCGTGCCTTCAGCTATTCATATTGAGATTTGGAAGAATATTTCAGAAATCATTTGGAATGTAGCCGTAGGAGAAATCATCAAACCGATACCAATAGCAAAGTATGGAGCAGGTATTTGTTTTGACAGTTCATGGGCCAAAAACCATTGGACATTGGTTGATTTTCCAAAAGAGATGAGACAATGGGTTAAACTAAGAATGGCTTTTAAAACAAAGGAGGGAAAATATTACGCCGTGCCGGGGTTTGAATCTCTTGGTTCAGTTATTGGTTTGGGAAACACAGCTCAAGAAGCGGTGAATGCAGTAAAAGACCACATAAAAGATTTAAAAGTCAAAGAAGTAAGTTACACAATCTCCGGCTTAGAGGAAATAATTACAAAGGTTGTTCCCGAAGCACGAAAATTCGGAGTAAATTTTAACCTATGACCAGCAAAGCAAGAAATAATTTATCAAAAGACCCCAAAGTGGTACAACTGGAAGCAAAAGTCTGCAACCTAGAAAGCAATTTTAATACTTTTTGCACCACCCAATTTGAGCATCTGCGGGAGAAAGTGGAAAGTTTGGATGATAAGTTAATGTGGGGTTTTATTATTACAATCGCAAGTATGCTCATAATGCAAGTGGTATTGAAGTTTTTTTAATAGTTCTTTATAATGAAAACGAGGTGATTGAATGGACGAACTCTTAATTTGGTTGGTATTGGGCGGATTGGTAATATTGGTATTCGCCATCCTAGCTGTTCTAGACAAGTCGCATGGAGGTTAAAATGCGGGAATGGTTCTGCCTGCGGTATAACTGCACGGTGAAGGAAACAAAGCAAATAGAAAAGTGCCGAACAAGTGATTGCCAAAGTTTGGTATCAGTTTGTCGGATTCCTGCAATAGAGAAACATGAAACACCGATGCATAGCTAATCCTGAAATGGATTTGGAGGAAGATACGGCCAAAATCTGCCGTGACAAGAATTGTCAATGGTTAAAAGAAGTAGAGGCCGAAAGTCAAGATGACAAGTAGGCCCATTATTATAACAAAACAATGTATCCTAAAATTGTAGTTTTACATCACTCTGCTTCTCCTCCGTCTACAACTTGGGAGCAACTGAATCAATGGCATAAAGACCGGGGATTTACCCAAAGTTTTTTGGGTTGGTATATCGGTTACCATTGGGTTATATTCCCTGATGGAACTAAAAGACAAGCAAGATTGGATACTGAACTGGGATGCCATTGCGTCCCCAATGACAATAAACTGGGGATTTGCTTAGTTGGAGATTTTACCAAAACCGAACCAACCGTCAAGCAACTGGAAACCTTACAAGAGTTCCTTCGTGTTATTCCTTATTCCGAAATTTACGGTCATTGCGAATTGAAGGCTACGGAATGTCCCGGCAGTTTGTTTAAGTGGCTGAAACTCTATCGCAGAATGGGTTGGTTGCAGGAAGAAATAAGGAAACTGGTTGCTCTTTTAAAAGGTAAAAAGAAAGAGAATTACAGTGGTTGATTTCTCCAAGCTGGCTCATAAGCCAGTCCCTAAGTTCCTTTTATTTTTTTTCATTCTTAGGGAGTTTTTAAAAGAGGTTGGCCCGTTTAGTGATTTGCGGGCCAGCTTGGGGAAGTCAACCTTAATTAGTAATGGCGTTGAGGGAAACGTAAAAAATGTTTCTGCGGGATAGAAATGGCTCTCTATCCTTAAGATACGTCGGTCGAGAGTCCGTATGCCAGCATTTGGCCAATGAACAACTTGAGCATAAAAACACGCCATTACTGATTAGGGTTGTCGCCCTAATATTAAATAAGACTAATGTGAATAGTCTTTAAAAAGATGGATATAGTATTATTTTTAGGTGGAAGTTCCATTGTAGCATTTCTTTTGATAAGTTGGATTAAGCAACTAATTGAAGATAAAGTTGCTCCCCGATTCAAAGGAATTACTGTGCTTATTATCCTTTTGGCGATTTCGGCTCTTTTATCTACCCTGGGTTACGCAGTAAATTGGATTCCTGCTTCAACATGGGAAGTTATCAGAAATATCGGAGTATCTGCCATCTTGATTTACAGTATCCTTTATAAGGCCATTTTCAAAGAAGCCTTTATGGGCAAAATTGATGATGGCAAATAAAGTGAGGTATTTTTACTTGGTGCAGTCCTTAGTTTTCTTTTATTCGGGTCGACCCTAGTTTCTGCACCTACAATCGAATACAGAATACCCCCAGAAGCCCCACAAATGGCTCTGGTGGCTCAAAACAGCTTGATTGGCATATCCGTGCCTGAAACACCAGAAATCCGCACAGAAGCGATTTTAGCGGATTCAAAGCATTTTGAACTGATTGAATGTTTGGCTAAATGGGAGTCGGGAAATAACCAAAATCGGAAAGGACAAGCCGGAGAGATTGGATGTATGCAATTTTTGCCATCAACTTTTTCCACTTTCAAGGAAAAATATCAATTAAAAATTGACATCAATTCTTGCGAAGACCAAAAGTTCTTGGCAAATGAAATGTTGAATGATGATATTTCCAATGTTAAACATTGGACGACAAGATGGTTTTGTTTATGAGAACCGCCCCGGCCAGCCGAAAGGTCCGCCGGGGTTTTGTTTGACTGTAATAAAATAATGTGTTATGCGTTGTAATTATAACCCCCTTGAAGTTGGAAAATGCCAACAATAAACTGGATATCAAAGTTTTACGCTCTGCTTTACAAAGCAGGGCTTTTTTGTTAGAATGAAAGAACCAAAAACCGCTTTGCGTGGAAAAAAAGCGGTTTGTGGTATATTAAACTATCAAGCGGGGCAATCTCTTAGGAGGTTGCCTTTTCGCTTTTTGCGAGGTAATCCCTAATCCTCTTGCAACACTCGGCCAGTTGCGAACCCCTACCAAAGTACGAGTCGTACTCTATTTTCAGTTGTAGGCAAATGTCGCAAGCCAGTGATGAGGCGTCAATACCATAGGCATAGTCACCTTCCTTATACGGCTCTTTGGTTAACGGATTTATTCCGTGGAGCGTAAGACTTTTGAACTGGGAACGGGTGTCGTATGATTTATACGACCCTGGTTTTACTCCGAACGGCTCGGCTATCTCTTTAGCCATTTTGTCGGTTACCCAGCAGTGGTCTAACTGCCAGAGCTTTTTCAGTGCTTCTTGTTTGGTCATGGATTTGTTAGATTACAGACGCTACAATTTTCAGCGTCTTAATTTTTCGGCCTTTCTGACTTTCCTTCAGGTACTTTTCCACCGCCCGTTTGATGGCGATGGGAAACCGACACCCTTCCACCGTGATTGACTGTGAGGGATAACTATTGTCGGGGTAAATGATTACCGCGAATCTTTTCATATTTACTTTGTAAAGTCCTTCCACGCTAGGGCTTTGGTTATGGAGATTGCTCTCCTACCTTCATTATAGCAAATCGGTTTTTCTGATTTTGTTATTTTTGGCTTTATTTCAGATTTTTTAGGCAGGAATGCCTGCGTTGGGGGAGGGCTTGACTCGGTTTCTTGGCTTTTTTGCAATTTTAAAAAAAGGTGCTAAAATCAAGTAATGAAAAGCAAATTTGTGAAGTTGCGAAGCAAAGCAGATAATTTGTGGTTTCAAGTTTGTCTGACCAAAAATCCCCGATGCTTTTTGTGCGGAAATGAAGCCCGGCAAATTCACCATTACAAAGCAAAATCACAATTTGCTCATTTAAGATACTATTTTGATAATGGAATTTCACTTTGTATGAAATGTCACTTTGCCTTGGAGTTCAAAGATAAATCTTTGGCAACTGAAATTGCCAAGAAAAAAGGTGATGCTTGGTATAAAAATATTTGTGAAATGGCACGCAACCGTCCACAATATTTTAATTTCAATGTAAAATTTATTGAAAGCGAAATCGCAAAACTTGAGAAAATGGAGAACCGGTTTGTTGAAAAAGTATTCAGGGCTTGACAAGGTTTTTGGGATTTGCTAAAGTCTATTAAGAAACAAAATTATATGTGGAATCTTACAACAAAATTGAATATTCAATGCTTTGTAATATTCCACATATTACATTCTTCTAATTCCATCAACCTTTTAGGTTGGTGGTTTTAGTTTTGTTTGAGGCTGGTGCCGAATTCGCAGCCACCTCATCCTATTGCTTAATTGCGATAATATACGGAAGAAACCTCTGACGCTTTATACTCATCAAGGTTTAACTGTATCCTGCCAATATCGTTAAGATGAATTGTGTTTGCGATGTTGGATGCCGTTCAAAAAGCCACCGCATTTTGAATAGAGTTACACAAAAGAATTACCGAACCAACGGAATCATAATTCTTAATCATAACGAGACGAAAGCCTTTGGAATTTCCTTTCGCATTACCTCATCAAAGAAAGAAGAAGTAAGTAATTATTATGAATTATAAAGATTATTTAAAATCTAAACATTGGAAAATAACAAGATATAGAAAGTTAAAAAATAGAAGTCACAAATGTTGTATTTGTCACCAACTTGCCAATACTGTTCATCATTTATCTTATAAAAGATTAGGGAGGGAAAGACCAAGCGATTTGCGTGCTATATGTTCACGATGTCATGATTTATGGCACAATTATTTTAAATTTCCTATAACTAAATCTAAGAAAACTAAAAAGAATTATCCTAAATATTTATGGAAAATAAGAAATTATTTAGGAATATTTGAAAACTCTTATGTCAAAAAACGATTTCCAACTTAAAGCCTTATTTGATTTCCTAAGAAATAATCTGAAGCTGGAAAAATTCCAGCAATACAAGGATTACGATGATTGGAAGTTTCAGAATAACATTAAGGGAGAACCTACCCAGATTTCCCTTGGATATTCCTTTGCCAAAAAAGAAGAAAAAGAATTCTTTGACAAATTAAGCGAAGAAGAAAAGAAAGAATTTAAAGGCTTATTCGGAACTCTTGATACTCCCAACTAAAATTGCTAGACTATTATTAACAAACTATTTTATGCCAAAAGGGTTAAAAGGTTTTCAAAAAGGACACTTGCTCATTGGTAACGGAGCTTTAGGAAAACATTGGAAATTATCAGAAGCAAATAAAAGTAAAATGAGAAAACCGCATAATATGACACAAAGTCATTATCCTAAAATGAGCAAAGCACGGAAAGGTAATAAAAATGCTTTAGGTGCTATTAGGTCTGAAGAAACGAAGAAAAAAATAAGTGAAAAACTTAAGGGAGAAAAAGCATATAATTGGATTAAAGATAGAAGTCAATTAAAAAATCAAGAAGAAAGAAATGACTCCGCATATTATGAATGGAGATTAAATGTTAGGATAAGAGATAATTTTAAATGTAAAATTAGTAATCAAGATTGTAATGGTAAAATTAAAGTGCATCATATTTTGTCTTGGAAAGACTATCCAGAATTAAGATATGAAATTAATAATGGCATTACATTATGCCAAGCCCATCATCCTAAAAAACGGGCTGAAGAGAAACGACTA